CCCGGACCTACATGGATGGAGGCTTTGAATGATTATGTAAAGTTCTTGGAAGCTGTGTTTAAATACGAGATTCAATCTAACATTCGTTTGAAGGAACCTAGCTATAAAAAGGAATTAGATAAGATTCACGATTACATTGATCCTTGGACAGGTGAGTATTTCAATGATGAAGAAGAGGAAGATAATCACTCTCGCTTTGGTACTTGGTAAACATGAACAAGCCTTTAAAAATTCTGTGTATTCCTGACACACAATGTAAGCCTGATGTTCCTCTTGATCACCTCACATGGGCCGGTAAAGCTATTTGCGATTACCGTCCTGATGTGGTGGTTCATCTGGGAGATCATTGGGATTTTCCAAGCCTAAGTAGCCACGACAAAGCAGGGAGCAAATACTTTGAAGGTAAACGCTACCTCGCCGATGTCGCAGCAGGCAATAAGGGGATGGATATATTGTTGGCTCCTTTAAAGGACTTGCAGAAGTCTCAGAAGGACTCAAAGCATAAGGTCTATAAACCAAGGATGGTGTTCTTGAAAGGGAACCACTGCCATCGGTTAACAAGAGCTGTCCAGAATAATCCAATGTTAGAAGGACTGATGACATATGACCACCTTAACCTTAAAGATTGGGAAGTTCATACTTTTCTCCATCCCGTCTTTATCAATGGTGTTGGCTTTAATCATTACTGGCCTGTGGGAGCGATGGGGCGACCTGCCGGTAGTGCTGCTGCTATTATCAGTAAGTTACATATGTCTTGTGTTGCAGGTCATCAACAGGGAAAGCAGATCGCTTATGGTAAACGTGCTGATGGTAAACCAATATGTGCTATCATTGCTGGTAGTTACTATATGCACGATGAGGATTATATGGACCAACTGAGTAACAAGCATTGGCGAGGTTTGGTTGTTCTGAATGATGTTAAAGATGGCGGCTTCGATGAGATGCTGTTGTCTATTGAATATTTAGAAAGGAAGTACAATGGCAGTGAATAAATGTAACACATGCTTCTATGCAAAGATGGATAAGGAACTAGAGGCTCCTTGTGTTACCTGTACCGGATATTCTAATTGGGTTCCTTCGGATATGTATACTTCTGATTCTACCGATGAAGACTTCTGGTTCGTGACAGACACAACAAAGTATGATACGGTTAGTAAACCTAAACACTATATGTTGTTTGAAGAGCAAGGAATTGAAGTTCGGGATGTGATTGAGAAGTTGGTGTCTAAGATAGCAGTACAGACAGGTAGAGGTGAGTTACTTTACTTTCCTTTGGCTGAAGCTGACTATGTGCAGATGATGCAATACCTGATGCGCTTCATGGACAAGAATGGTGTTGAAGATTTGAGGAAAGCCAAGTGGTACTTGGATAAACTGATTGAAGCGTATGATGAATCTGACCTTTGAAGAGATTAAAGAGAAGCTTGCGATGCTGGATGAGATTACCCTGATGGAGTTGTTAGACATCACCAGCCATGATCTTGTTCAGCGTTTCGATGACATCATTGAAGATAATTTAGATAAACTAGAAAGAGAAATTGAATGACCCCATATAATGAATACATTGCCAAGAGTCGATATGCCCGTTACTTGGATGATAAGGGACGCCGGGAGCATTGGCCTGAGACAGTGGTACGTTACTTCGACTTCATGGAGAAACACCTGAAGAAGAACCATGACTACACGCTGACAGGTGAGCTGCGTAACAAGCTTCAGACTGCTGTAACTAACCTTGATGTTGTGCCTTCAATGCGAAGCATCATGACAGCAGGGGATGCGTTGGAGCGTCAGAACATCGCAGGGTACAACTGCTCATACTTGCCTATTGATGATCCTAAAGGCTTTGATGAGGCGATGTACATCCTCCTGTGTGGTACAGGTGTAGGCTTTAGTGTGGAGCAAAAGTATGTCAACAAGTTACCGGATATTCCAGAGAAGTTGTATGATAGCAATACTGTGGTGGCTGTTAAAGACTCCAAAGAGGGATGGGCAAAGGCTTTACGACAGGTTATCTCCTTGCTTTATGCAGGCGAGGCTCCTAAGTGGGACGTATCGTCAGTACGTGCGGCTGGAACTAGGCTTAAAACCTTTGGTGGACGAGCATCAGGCCCAGAACCACTTGTGGACCTTTTTAAGTATGTGGTCAGCAAGTTCAAGACTGCTTCTGGTCGCAAGCTTACTTCGCTTGAAGCACATGACATCCTCTGCAAGATTGGTGAGGTAGTTGTCGTTGGTGGTGTACGCCGTAGCGCTATGATCAGCTTGTCTGACCTTGGTGACGATCGTATGGCACATGCCAAGGCAGGTAACTGGTGGGATGGTAACGGACAACGAGCACTAGCTAATAACAGTGCCGTATACGAAGTCAAGCCCGATGTAGGTCAATTTATGCGTGAATGGAGTAGCATTTATGAAAGTCATTCGGGAGAGCGCGGAATCTTTAATCGCTATGCTTCAGAGCTTCAAGTGGCTAAGAATGGTAGACGAAAACCTAACCAAGAATGGGGCACTAACCCTTGTAGTGAGATTATTCTTCGTCCTTATCAGTTCTGTAATCTTTCCAGTGTTATTGTTCGTAGCACTGATACTCTGGATCGACTTCGGGATAAAGTTCATATGGCGACTATTCTCGGAACATTCCAGTCAACGATGACTAACTTTCCGTATCTGCGGAAGATTTGGCAGACGAACACTGAGGATGAGCGATTGTTGGGTGTATCAATGACAGGCATCATGGATAATTCTTTACTGAATAACCCTGATAACCCTGAACTGGCTGGAATCTTGGAAGGACTTAAAGATGTTTCTATTAGTACTAATGCTGAATATGCTGACGCAATCGGTATTAATCGTTCTGTTGCTATCACGGCTATCAAGCCTGAAGGTACTGTCTCTCAGCTTACGAGTACTGCTAGCGGTATTCACCCTCAACATTCCTCTTATTACATTCGCCGTGTACGGTCTGATAACAAAGACCCTCTGACTGACTTCTTGAAAGAACAAGGATTCCCGTCTGAGCCATGTGTGATGAAGCCTGAGAGCACTACGGTGTTCAGCTTCCCGGTAAAGGTTAATGAAGGTGCTGTGCTACGTGAGGACTTGAGTGCAATCCAGCACTTGAAGCTGTGGTTGATGTATCAGCGTCACTACTGTGAGCATAAGCCCTCTGTTACCATCTCTGTGTTGGAACACGAGTGGCCTGAAGTTGGTGCATGGTGTTGGAAGAACTTTGATGAGATTACCGGTGTGAGCTTTTTGCCAATGGATTTGGGGACTTACAGACAGGCTCCTTATGAGGAATTTTCAGAAAAGGAATATAATGATATGCTTAGTATTATGCCAGAGGGGATTGCATGGGATTCTTTTGTTGAGATGACTGACAACATTGAAGGTGCTCAGACGCTGGCATGTGGTGCTGGTGGATGTGAAATCTAACTATGCAGATGATTGTCTACACCAAGGATAATTGCCCTGCTTGTGTAGCTCTGAAGGCTCGACTCTCACGGGAGGGCGAGTCCTTTACAGAGGTTAACATCGGTAGAGATATTACAAGGGAAGCATTCATGGAAATGTACCCTGACGTTCGACAAGTGCCTCACATTAAATTCGTTAAGGAGTAAGATGGCTAGTAGTAAACAAATGAGCCGAGCTATTCCAGCTAAGGAATTGACTCCACGAGAGAAGGTTAATAACAGCCTGAAGATTAAGTTAGATGATATGACTGTTATCAAGCCTAAGACTGAGAAGCAGATGGACTTCTTTGAAGCCTATCAAGCCTCTAACTACTTCATGGCACTGCATGGCGTAGCAGGTACGGGTAAGACATACATTGCCCTGTACAAAGCCTTGGAAGAGGCTATGGATCGTAACAATCCCTTTAACAAGGTGACTATCATCCGTAGTAGTGTCCAAGGACGAGATATGGGTTTCTTACCGGGTGATGCAGATGAGAAGATGGAGGTGTACATTCAACCCTATCGTCAAATCTGCGCTGAACTATTCAAGCGTAAGGATGCTTGGGATCGTTTGTCTGAGCAGGGACATGTGGAGTTCGTATCTACCTCGTTCATTCGAGGGACTACCTTCTCTAATAGCATCATTGTTGTTGATGAAATGCAGAACATGACGTGGGAAGAGTTAGATACTGTTATTACACGAGTGGGAGACAAGTCGAAGCTGATAATGTGTGGAGATTTTCGACAGACTGATCTTAAAAAGAAAGATGATAAGTCAGGGCTTCTTAAGTTTCTCGATATTGCCCGACTGATGAAAGAGTTTGTTCGTATTGAGTTTAACATTGAAGACATTGTACGTAGCTCTCTTGTGCGTAACTACATTATTGCGAAAACCAAGTATGAAGATGGGGTATACGAATGAAGAAAGCCAATGAAGACATGGAAGAACTAATGATGATGATGCCTGAGCAAAAGGGTCTTATTCGTACCATCACTCAGCAAATGAATACTCACCTAGTGTTCATTGATGATGATATTACCTCACCAAGTAACTACCGTGATGTGATCCATTGCCTCGCTACCTGCAACGAGAATGATTCAGTTAACCTTCTGTTGAACAGCTCAGGAGGACGTACAGACAGTGCATGGTCCATCATCGAAGCTATGAAAGGCTGTCGTGGTGATGTCTCTGTAACTGTCTTAGGCGCTGCATACAGTGCAGCTTCTATGATTGCATGTATGGCAAAGGAGTGTTATATCGCAGAGAGTGCGGAATTCATGTTGCACACAGCTCACTATGGTTCTATCGGTACAGTTCCTAACGTGAAGGGCCAGACAGATTTTGCTACTCGGCAGATCAACAAACTGTTAGATACCTGTTATACAGGATTCTTAACAAATAAGGAGATGGAGGAGTTGAAGAACGGGAAGGAGTTCTGGTTCGATGCTGAAGAGGCAGGTAAGAGGATGACTAAGCGTTATAAGTATCTGGCGTCACTACAGATGCCTCCTAAGCCTAAGCGAGAGAAGAAAGTTAAGGTAGAATGACAAAAGGCCACT